GAGAAGTACTGTTACGTTCAGGCATATCTGATTCTTTCTCCAAAGTTGGTGACGAACGTCTTAGTGAAGGAGATGATTGAATAATTGCTTCTGTCTCTCCTGGAGTATGTGCAGAAGGATTTAAATTTTCATGTTCAGCCCAAGGCTCGTGTAACGGAACACGTCTTGGAGTGTTTGCTTCTGCGGCCTCAACTGCTCTTGTGGCATCTGCTGTGACACGTAAGTCTGCAATAGCATTTCCGTCTTTGTCTAAAACTTGATCTGCATCATCTACTGCCTGATTAGTGACCGGTTTTGTAAATGTATCTCCTATTGAATCTGCGGAGTCAGCCGGTGTAGCAGGTACTATACTGTTCATATGTATATTTGAAGCAGTCTCAGAATGAACTCCTATACTTAAAATAGAAGTTAGTGTGCCTGCATCTAATTTGTTTGCAGATGCACTTTTTATTTGTGTATTTGCACCACTTGTAAATTTGTTATCTCCAACTGTATTCAAGTTAAAAGCACCATTTACTGTTTGTCTATAATCACCCACTACCTTACTGTGCATGTTAGCATTGATTGCCAAATGCCCGTCTTGGTCTACTTGTAAATTATAATCTCCAGATATGGTTGACCTTTGTGTACCAGCAATTTGAACGTCTTCGTCTCCACCTACTGCTTTTTGTCTATTACCACTTACTCTTACATCTTGGTTAACTCCAACATTTTTTGTATCATTCTGTCCAATGATTACATCATTGTTTACTCCTATATTCTCTTTTTTGTCTCTACCTGTTGTTAAATTAAAATCTCTTCCTGCTAAAATATTGATGTCTCTATCTGCTGTTATGTTAAGATCCGTTTCTGTTCTAATATTAATGCTATCACTAGCGTAAATATCTATCTTGCCGTTTGAAGTTAATTCTACCCAAGCACTACCTGAGGCGTTTCCTATATAAATTAGATCTTCGGAATTGTGCATTAATATTTGGTGACCTGTACGTGTTCTAAATCTTAATGAATCTCCGTATGGCAAAGTCTTGTCTACTTTGGAATTATTTTTTGGATCTCTTCCTATATCATAGTAAACTGAACCAGTTGATCCGGGAACTCCACCTCTAAATGTTTGGCCATCTCCGTCATCCATTACCAAACTGGAGCCACCCAGTCGACTTCTAAAGTGTGATACTTGATCTCCTCTAGGTCCATAGTTGCCTTTTGCCGCACCGTCTCTTCTATCTAACGGTCCAGGACTGTTCATACCAAATACTGTGCTAGGAATATCTCTCCTTGCACTTGCTGTTGATTGCCCTCTGTTGATGTCGTCCGTTAATCCCTGGTTAGCTAGTGACCGGGAGTAAAAAGGATTATGAGGTCTTGGTTCTTCATCTGGATCTTTAAGTTTAGGAACATTTTTTTTATTATACTCGCCTACGGGCAGATCTCTATTTTTAAGATCATTAGATAATCCTTCTTGTATAATATTAATTGCACGGTCAACAGGTTGTCCCTGCGGAACCATATAGTTCATAAACTCGTCTTGAATGCATCCAATCCAATATCCTTGGTTGGATTGTCCTTCAGCAAATATAACTAAAACTTTTGAACCCGGATCAGGCGGGACTGCCCAAAATCCATAACTCTGTTGAGATCCTTCATATTTTTTATTTTTATCATTACTTTCAACGTTGTTCACACCATAAAACGGCATACAATATCTAACTGTAAAAAGTTGTCCTGGTTCAAAGCCTCTATCATTGCCAGACGTAACGTTGGATAATAGTTCAACTCTCAAATCACCACTTCTTCTTGGATCTAAATGACTTACTACCCTAGCCTCAAAAGGACCCATGGGCATTTTTGAAGGTGTATCTCCTATAGATCTAATATTTTCTGGCATTAGGTTGGTCCTATGTTATTTGCACTAGGATTGGTGCTTGAATTATTTAAATTTGTACGGCTTTGTGACTCAGCCTTTCTGAAAGTTTGCATATCTTTCAATCTTTTTCTTTCAGCTTTGGCCTTTTCGGCATCTCTTGCCCTTGCGGCATCGGCTTTTCCTTCTTGCATTATAACTGCATTTTGCAATTCTTCATCTGTAAGATCTGCATATATACCGCCCATTGCATCTTCTTCAAACTTATCAAGTTGTCCGTCTCCGTTTAGATCAGCTTTTGCCATTGCAATTTTATATGGATCGCCAGTTTCTAAAGCCGCGGCAAGACGTTTTTCGTATGCTTTTTTATCCATGTATCTTGGATTAGACACTGTACCAGCAGATACAGTTTGTTTTTGATTTCGTCTTCTAATAAGACTTACATCTTGTGTAAATTCGTTGCCACTGAAATTATTAATTACCTGCCATACTTTGTAAAGTCCACTGAAATCCTGTACACCTAAGGCTTTACCGTCAAACTGAGGTCCTTCTGCTGATATATCAATTGGTGTTCTAAAATTAATTATTACATCTACTTCACTGCTTTCATGATCAATTGCACCATTTGTTTTTAAATTTATGTAAGATGTTCCTTCTGAATTATAATTACCTACTCCGCTATCCGCCATAAAATATGGATCGCCCATGATACGCATTTCACAAGTTAATAAATCAACTGCACTATTCATTAGAGCTTCGTTAAAACTTCTTGCTATTCTTTGTTCAGGAGTTTCTTCAGTTGCTCCTCCTGTTTGTGAACCTGAATCATCAGGCGTCTGTTCAGCAGTTTGTCCTTCGATAGAAGTAGGTTCGTTTACAATTTCTTCTTTTTCTGGATTAGGAGTATTGCCGCCTCTTTCAGATAAACGATTAGAAGCAGATTCGTTCATTTTATCAACAGCTAGTGCATTGAAAAAAGCGTTGTTGAATTCTAAATTGAAATCCAAAATGTCTTTATTTTGTCCTGTATACAAATAGTTGTATACCTTCACTGCATTTTCCCTCAATTTGTCGTAACCTATTGGAGCATCATTAGGCATTTGGAAAATACTTTTATGTACTCTATAAGGCACAACCCGATAGACATAGATTCTCGCTTTTCTACCCATTACCTTTTCTGTTGCTTCACCTTCTAATGAATATACATGTGGTTGTATTCTAAACCAATCTACCATTCCTGTTTTATCAGCGGCAACTCCTGCGTCTGTAAGTCTTTTTCCGTATTCGCTTAACAAAACAAGTTCTTCGATAATTTTTGTAATTTTTGTACCTTTACGAAAATTAATAGTTCTTTCTGTGGTATTAACTTTTGTATTTCCTCTTTTGATGATTCCTGTTTCAGTATCTCTTGCAAAAAGTCCTCTACCAAAGGGCACAGCACCTTTGGCAAATGCACTAGGTGGTAGAATTACTTGTCTACCTATTTCACTTACTTCACCCGCGGCACCTGTATATTTGGCTTTGATACCTTCACTAAGGTTAGATCTTTCAACGCTGTAACCTCCTTTTCCTTCAATATACTTTCTCTTCTGTCTCATAAGCTGTTGATACTTTCGTCCACTTGTGTTTTCTATGTTTGAATAAAATCCTGTACCTGCTAACGTATCCGTATCAGTTGATCCAAATGCTTCGTCCACTGTAAATGCTTTAAATTTTAGATCACCCTCCATAGCTTTGTTGTCAAATCTTGATACCTCATGGTCAAATTTATCACTTGCAATATCTTTAGGAAAAAGAATAATATATTCATCTGTGTCAATCATTTTTGTTTTTTTCTCTTTTGCAGTTTTAATTCTATTGTTTAACAAGTTTGTGTTTATTGCTGTGGTTAAACTATTAAGTCCTGATTGACAAATTTCTTCTAGATTTCTTCCTGAGATGTTTACATCAGTTTTAAGTGTTTGATGCAAATCACTCAAAGCATCTGTATTCCAAGCATTGGCTTGAATATCATAAACAGATCCACCTGTACTTGCATTGAAATCCATTTTATAAATTTTCAATGGAAAAAATCTTTTGGGTCCAGACATTGCGGTGCCATCATCTAACCTACCAACAGGTTCGTATATTAACACATAAGGAGATTGTAAGTAATCTAGATAGCCTGCATTTTTGGCACATAGTTGCATTGTTTGTAATAATTGCCCCATACTGTAAGGTTCGTGTATTTTAAAACTAAAGTTAAAAGCATTTGATCCTCTAGTCTTGGAATTAGGCGCAATAATAGTTTTAATTTCTATGTCATCTATAAAATACGCTGTATCTATTTTATATTTTTTTTCAGCAAAAGTTCTAGGCTTCCTAGCTCTTGAAGATCCTCCACTTTTTAAAATTTGTTGTCCGTATTTTAAACCATATTTCATATAAGTTTTATCTGGAAAGTTCGATTCATACGAACTAATAGTGCCAAAAGAAAATATATGATCAATTGAAGCAAATTTTTCTAATTCATTTTCGAAAGGAATCTGTCCAAGACCAAATTTATAAATTGGTGAAGATTTCATAGCATTAATAAAATCTTGTGGAGTTGGACCTTTTGCTCTTATGGCATCAATAGTTGAACTTTCTTCTTTTACTGAAGCGTTTACATTTATGTTGTTATTGTTTGTAGCAACACCAGGTACAGGTACTTTCATGTTATCTTTACCCATACTGCCCATAAAGGAATTCCACATTTCTGCGCCTTTACGTTGTTCTTCCGGTGTTGGTGGTTTCTTAGGTTCTTGTTCTTCTTTTAAAGCATTACTAGTTTTGACAGGGTTACCTTTGCTGTCTCTTACAGCATTACCTTTACTATCTCTAACGAAATGATCATGTGATTCATAGGCGAACGCCATTTTAATCTCCCAGGATTTCTCTAACTTTGTCTATCTGAGGCAAATAAATTTGTGTACCAGCTTTAAGATCGTAAATTGGATCTTCCATTGTGTCCATATTTCTTTGACAGAATATCCACCAAAGTCTATTGTCTTTGTACATGTCATGAGCAAGTAGGTCTGGTCTCTGGTGATATTGTGGTTCAATAGTGTAAAGAACATCATCGGCATAACCTGGCACAGGTCTAATCGTTAATATTCCTAGTGCTCCATCTGATCTAAAAGATGTTTTAGCATAAGGACTAGACATTATACATAACCTCCTTTGATTCCTTCACCATTGACAAAAGATTGATAATTGAATTTTTCAACTTTGTCTCTGCTGTATATAGGCTGGCAAGTTACTGTAAACTGTGATTCCGCAGGTGCCCATGTAATATCCATTTGGTTTCCTGTTTGTGTTGCTTTTGCAGGTGCAAAATCACCGTAATCTATTTTAGGCTCTCCTTGATCACCAACAATACCTGTTGCAACATAATCAACTTCGTTAGGCATATCTACAGTAAAGTTTGTGATTATTACAGGTGTGTCTGCAAAAACATATTGTCCGTATCCGTTAAGTCTTACAATAGGAGGCGGAGCACCAGGATTCATTGATCCTAACCCATATTCCATTTTGGTTACCGATCTAAGATAGTGTAAACATGCAATCCAATACCTTGCTTCTATTGAGTTTTGATTGTAAAATTGTCCTGTAATAACAAGCTGATCCACTTGTGAATTCTGGTAAGCAAAAAAGGGATAATTATTATGTATAGGCTGTATCTGGTTATAATTTGCAGTATGACTGAGAATGATAGTTGGTGTATATGGAAACACCATCCTCATTCCAGTATGCGTTAAAGGATCAAGCAATTTGGAATTTTCAAACGTAGTGTTTCCGGGAAGACTTAGAGAAACTCGCCAATCTTTACCTTCTATATCTCCGTATCCCCAAGTTGCAGTACCTCCAGGCACAGTTTTTTCATCTAAACCCTTTGGTAAATTTTTTCCACGCATACCTGATACAAAATTGTCTGCTAAATCTCCTGCACCAGAAAATACATCTTGTGCAATATCTTTACCTTTATCTATAGCTGATGAAATAAAACTAGGTATGTTTCCGCTATTGGGACCTTGCCCCGAGGCATTTGTACCTTTTTTTGGTGGAACATTTGGTGGATACTGTCCTGGCATTTGGTTAACTCCTTTTACTTATTTAGTTGACAAAATTATCAGAGTATATTATAATGTGGTATAAATCTTGGAGAAAACATGAAAAGAATTAATTATCTAAACAACAAGGACATATTGGCTGAAATTGCCAAGTCCAAAAATACCTTTTGCAGTTATACCGACAATGAGTACGCTGTGTATGACATTATATTACCAAGTATTGAGAAAATTAATATTAGAACTATAGCAGAAGCCAAAAGAAACCAGGCAAAAAGACTACAACAGAAAGCATTTGAACAGGCAAAAACACAAGGCAAACGAGTAAAATTAGCAGAATTTGAAATAGATTACAGGAAAGTACAAAAAACTGACTTAATTTTTAGGATAATGATGTACGATCATATACCAGAAGAACCAGGTAGAAAGAAAAATCCTAAAAATATAGCAGATACAAAAACAAAATTAAATTTTCCACCATTTCAACATTATAAGTTTGATGAAAATGACAAATTGATATGTGTTGGTAAGAGTCATTGGCAAGGTGGTATGGAAAATGGTTATTTTGACAAAGGACACGGACAAGCTACAAATAAATTAGCAATGATGTGGATGAAACTGTGTGATAGATATGCTACCCGTGGTAATGTAAGAGGATATACTTACAATGACGAAATGAGAGGACAAGCAATATTGCAACTTTCACAAATTGGTTTACAATTTGACGAGTCTAAATCAAACAATCCATTTGCATACTATACTGCGGCAGTGACCAATTCATTTGTTAGAGTAATAAACATTGAAAAGAGAAATCAAAATATAAGAGATGACATCTTAGAAATGAACAACATGAATCCTAGTTATACAAGACAGGCCCAGGGCGAATGGGAACGAGGAAAAGAACGTCATGGTGAAAAAATAACAACAGTTTCTACCAAAAAGTAAAAAAAATACTTGACACATCACATGAAGTGTAATATAATAAACTTGGAAGGATTATAGTTTGTTTAAGAAAGCGGCGGTTTTTACTGATATCCACCTTGGATTGAAGTCTAACAGTAAAATACATTTGCAAGATTGCGAAGAATTCGTTGATTGGTTTATTGCCAAGGCAAAAGAAAACGGTTGTGAAACTGGAATCTTTTGTGGTGACTGGCATCATAATAGAAATACCATTAACGTTCAAACATTAGACAGTACAACCCGATGTTTAGAAAAACTTGGTAAGGCTTTTGAAAAGTTTTATTTCTTTGCTGGTAATCATGACTTGTATTACAAAGATAAACGAGATATCTATTCGTTAGAATTTGGTAAACACATTCCTGGTATTACTTACGTAGATGAAATACTGGTTGAAGATGATGTTGCACTTATTCCTTGGTTAGTCGGTGACGAATGGAAAAAGATATCTAAAATTAAAACAAAATATATGTTTGGACATTTTGAACTTCCAAACTTTTATATGAATGCTATGGTGCAGATGCCTGATACGGGAGAACTTAAAGCGGAACACTTTAAACATCAAGACTATGTTTTTTCAGGACACTTTCATAAAAGACAAATACAAGGAAGAATACATTACTTAGGTAATGCTTTCCCTCATAACTATGCAGATGCATGGGACGATGATAGAGGTATGATGATTCTTGACAAAGAAAATAACAAGGAACCTCATTATATTAATTGGGACGATTGTCCGAAATACAGAACTGTTAAATTATCTCGACTGCTAGATGAAAAAGACAAGTTACTTAAAAGTAAAATGTATCTAAGAGTAACTCTTGATCTTCCTATTTCTTATGAAGAAGCAAGTTTCATAAAAGAAACTTTTGTAAACGAATATGATTGCAGAGAAATTACACTTATTCCTAGTCAGCAAGATGAAGAGATTAACACAGATATCGATATTACTCAATTTGAAAGTGTAGATCAAATTGTAACAAAAGAAATTACTGCAATTGATACTGAAAACTATGATAAAAATTTGCTGTTAAGGATATATGACGAGCTATGATAAAAATTAAAAACCTAACAGTAAAAAACTTTATGAGTGTGGGTAATCAAACCCAAGCAATTGACTTTGATAAACAACAGCTAACTTTGGTGCTAGGTGAGAATCTAGATCAAGGTGGCGATGACATGGGATCTAGAAACGGTACAGGTAAAACCACTATTGTAAATGCTTTAAGTTATGCATTATACGGACTTGCATTAACTAATATCAAAAGAAATAATCTAATTAACAAGACGAACAACAAAGGTATGTTAGTTACTTTAACTTTTGAAAAAGATAATGTTAGTTACAAAGTTGAAAGAGGCAGAGGTCCTAACCTATTAAAGTTTTTTATTAACGACCAAGAACAGGAAATGACTGACGAAAGTCAAGGAGATAGTAGAAAAACACAAGAAACTATCAACGAACTTTTAGGTATTAGTCATAATATGTTTAAGCACATACTTGCTTTAAACACATACACAGAGCCTTTTCTAAGTATGAAGGTTAATGATCAAAAAGACATAATTGAACAACTGTTAGGTATTACAATACTTTCTGAAAAGGCAGAAAATTTAAAAGAAAAAATTAAACAAACAAAAGAAGCAATAGTCGAAGAAAATGCAAAGATTACTGCACAACAACAAAGCAATGAAAGAATAGGCGAAACTATAAACAGTTTGCAACTAAAACAGAGTGCATGGGAATCAACTAGAAAAGAAAATATTACAAAGTTACAAAGAGGGATAAACGAACTTGAGCATCTTGATGTTGATAAAGAGATTGAAAAACACGAACAATTACAAAATTGGGAAGAATTAAACACAAAAATTTCCAACTTGAAAAAAGAAACATCTACTCTTGATAGTGCGTTAATGAGAGCAGATAAATCTGTTGACAAACTTAAAACAGACATTGAAGGTCTTGCTGACGCAAAATGTTATGCTTGTGGACAAGACTTGCAAGAAGAAAAGAAAAAAGAAATTGAAACTGCAAAACAAAAAGAATATGACGATGCATTATCATATCAAACTGAGATAAACGACAAATTAAAAATAGCAAATGATCAGTTAGATGAAATAGGTGATATAAACGGAAGACCAGAAACATTTTACGAAACACTGAAAGAAGTTTATGATCACAAACAAAACGTTCAACAACTTAAAACAGCTCTTGAAAATTCTGAATCAGAATCAGATCCTTATCAAGAACAAGTTGACGAATTAAAGAACACAGGGATCCAAGAGATTGACTGGACAACAGTTAATCAGTTTAATGATCTTAGAGAACATCAAGAGTTCTTGTTGAAATTGTTAACAAATAAAGATAGTTTCATACGTAAAAAGATTATTGATCAAAACTTGGCATATCTGAACAACAGGCTCACACATTATCTTGACAAACTAGGCTTGCCTCATCAAGTTGTTTTTATAAATGACTTATCTGTGGAAATAACACAGTACGGGCAGGATCTTGATTTTGATAATCTTTCCAGAGGTGAGCGTAACAGATTAATTCTTGGTATGAGTTTTGCCTTCCGTGATGTGTGGGAGAGTTTATACCAGAACATTAATCTGCTGTTCATTGATGAGCTTGTTGATTCAGGTATGGATACTAGTGGAGTTGAAAACAGTTTAGCAATATTGAAAAAGATGGGGAGAGAACGAGCTAAAAACGTATATTTAATATCACACAAAGATGAATTAGTAGGACGGGTAACACACGTACTAAAAGTAGTTAAAGAAAATGGCTTTACATCATATGAAAACGATGTGGAGGTACATAATGAATGATGACACTCATGATTTACTAACAAAAGCATATATGCAATACTTCAAAGCCAACGAGGCTTTCGAAGCAAGAAACTCCGTACGTACACATAGAGAGAGCCGTAAATGGCTTAGAGAGATAAGAAGACTTGCAAAATTACGCATGGATGAGATACACGATAAGCATAATTCCAAAACGGACGTCCCATCAGAGTAGTCCACGGTAAGTATCCATATGCAATGGACTTACAACGGTGAAAAGATAGAAGAATTACCTGACAACATAGAAGGATTTGTATATCTTATTACAAATACAACAAACAACCGTAAGTACATAGGCAAAAAGTTAGCTAAATTCAAGAAAACTAAACCTCCACTTAAAGGCAAGAAAAATAAAAGGCGAAGCAAAGTTGAAAGCGATTGGCGAGATTACTGGGGTTCCTCAGATCATTTGATTGCTGATGTGGAAAAAATAGGTGAAAAACACTTTACAAGAGAAATACTTTATATGTGTGAAAGTAGAGGCTTGATGAGCTATTTAGAGGCCAAGGAACAATTTGACCGCAGGGTACTAGAAACAGATGATTACTACAATGGTATCATAAATGTGCGGGTAGTCAGTTAAAAAATTCTTAAAGAAGCACTTAAAAAATTATAGGCAATATAAGGACGCTGTTTGATCGAGGAGGCTCGATCCGCTTTGAGGTGTAGCCACGAGCTACATCAGAACTAGCGAGTCCAAATTTCTGTTGCTCCAAAAAACTCCTTGCATAGGAACGAAGCGGGAGATAGCGGGAAATCCGCGAAGCGGTTGCGGTAGCAAAACCGGTTACGCAGATTTTACGTGATGTCGACGTAGGTTGGGAAAGGTCAGAGCCCCTGGAGCAAGTAAAACACCTACTTCCGGTCTCGGCTGTGCGAACTCACATGAAGCTTGGGATAGATGGAACCGCTAGTAGGTTCCGTCTGACTGAACAATCTACATGAAACGTAAGTGCTTCGCACTTAATTACAGCAAATAACAAGTGTTAGAGCGAAAGCGATAACACGAATGAGCGTAAGCTCATTCAATCAATGTAAATCTGGATCACGTCCAAATCCACTTCTTACGTTACTGACTGTGTATTCTTCTACAGAGTATTGCTCGTGTGGATTTTGTTCACGCAAATGATGGAGTATTTGCTCACATTCTGCTGGACTGTTTGCTTCTGCTACCATTGTATTAGAACTGTCCATGATTCTATATCTAGTAATCATATAGATTTATTTAATAAGTATTTTCGAATTCAAATGTATAAATATAATATATTAGGAGTACACCATGCAAGTAATTGATATTTTAACAGAGAACAAAAAAGTTGACGAGGGTCCAGTTCGCTTTTTAAAGCGTACACTAGGTAAAAACACCGCTACGGGTAAAGCCGCACAGTTGGATGTTGAACTAGACAAGGAAGTAAACAAACTGTATAAAGAGTTTTTTGCTGTTTCCAAGCAAGATCCACAACTTAAAGGCATGACAGCAAAGGGCCTAGCAAACTACATAGTAAGCAAGGGTTTTGCAGGTAAACCTTCCGATGTAATGCGTTTTATCAATCAACAGCCTGGTGCTATGCGTACTGCTAAAAAAGGTGCTAAAGCAGTTGCTAAAGGGGCCAAAGCACTTGGTAAGGGTGTTGGTGCAGTAGCTGGCACGATTAAGAAAGCAGTTACTCCAAAGGACACTAACCTCACTCCGCAGGGCAAACAGATGGAACTTCCGTTGGCACAGAGCATGTATGGTGAATCAACTGTTACAGAAGTTGATGCTCAATTATCAAAAGCACAGGTAAAGAAAGTTCTCAAGGGCTTTGTTAGAAAAGGTTTCCAAGCACAGCTTGGTAAGAGAATGGCAAAAAGTGATTACGGTGATGCAGATAGTGTAGCACAAAAAGGTGCTGAAAAGAAACTTGCTAAGGTTGGTGTAGATACTAAACTAGCAAATACAATTACGTCCTTGCAGAAACAAGGATACAAGGTAATTCCTCCCAAAACAAAACAAACTGCTTAATCCTACCAAAAAGGCATTTTAGACTTTTTAGCAGTTTCTAAATTTTCCTTGATTATTTCATTGATGATTTCAATGTCTCCACGTTCAAGATTAAACGCTTCTGATATGGATATACTTCCACGCATGTACCAACATATACGATACAGCGTATCTTTGAGTTGTTTAACCTCTCCTTCAAAGACCTTAACCTCGGACAGGATTTTGTCGAGGGGCCACGTTAAGATCCTTAGCCGAAAAAATTTGACTGATCAAATACTATGGGCATCTCGTAAACTTTAGGTGCACCTTTTTCTATTTCTTCTTCAGTTGCTTCTATCTTAATTGGTTTCTGTTGAAACTTTTCTTTTTCTTTTCCAATGTGATCTGTAATTTGATTATAGATCTTTGCTTCAGCACCTTGGATAAATTCTCTAAGGTGGTTTCTGTTCACAACTGCTTCCTGTTCACCATCAATCTGGATAGCAGTTACACTTTCAATAACAATACCAATGTTTAATTCAGTAAGTGCTTTGAAACTGTGTTGGAATGCTTTCAGCTTCTCGGCCGGATTTGCATTTTCGTCGTTTACGATTTGAAAAATCCTTTGTTCTTCAAAAGCCTTTACACTCTGTTGTGTAAGTGTTCTGTAACTAATTGGCTGTATCTGAACAGTAAATCCTTCTATTTTAAAAGTATCTACGAATTCAGAACTTATATAGTTGTCTAACATTTGTTGCAAATTTAGATCAAATTCTTTTTCTATATCAGTTCCGGGAATATTTCCTTTCATTGGAAGTAATTCACCATAACTTGCCATTCGTATTGCTACCAACATTGCATCCATGTCAATTGATGGAGACTTCCAAGCATCCTTGACATCAGGAATACAACTTTGTATCACATCAACAGTTGCTTGTCCGTTCAACAACGCATCAGGCGTTTTAAAAAGTATTTCGTCTTTTGCCGTCATTGCATAAACAGGATATTCTCCAGTTTCAGTTATGTTTAAACTGCCTTCTGGCCAGTATTTTCCTCTGCTAGGCAACTTGATGTAGATTTTCGGTTGTCTTAGGTGTTTCGCAAGTGGATTTTCGTTGGTTACGTTTACTCCAGCTGGAATACCTTGTATTGTAGTTCCCATTTTTGGGTTCGAGTTATCTACCATGTTTATTTCTCCTGCTAAATATAATTAATATAGCATAGTATTTATGGTATCGGATAAACAGAGTATATAATTCATGGCTGACGTAAAAATTGACATTCCCGGAGTAGGCGAAGTAACAGCAGAGGGAGCCGCATCTGAGCAGACCCTCAAGCTGATATTGAAGCAATTAGGTGGTGGTGGCTTTAATAAACAAACCAAAAAAGGATCTTCTCTAGGAAATGAATCAGAAGAAACAGCCAAGAGTATAGATCAATTAGGAAAACAATCAGAAGAAACAACAGGTGCATTAGGATCATTAGCCAAGGGAGCTAGTTCACTTATTGGTGGTGCCTTTAATGCCTTGACAGCGGCGATTGGTAGCGTAGTTGGTGCAATACCAGGTTTTGCAGGTGAACTGCTTTTTGGTGGTAACAGATTATCAGACTTTGCCCAACATGTGCCATTAGTAGGTAACCAATTAGCAGGTTTAGGTAAAGCAATAGAAGGCCAAATGGACTCATTTAGAGAACTTTCTCAAATAGGTGCTGGATTTGGTAACAACATGTTTGAGTTGGCAAGTGTTGCAGGTAGATCAGCTATACCGCAAGAAGAATTTGCTCAGTTATTACAAAATAATGCTTCACAAATGAGGATTTTTGGAGATAGCATACAAGACGGTGCTAGACGTTTTGGAAGATTAAGCAAAGAACTGCGTCAAAGTTCAGCAGGAAAAGACTTAATGGCATTAGGTTTTACAGCCGAAGACCTAAATGAAAATTTCCTTGCTTACAGTGAACTAACACAGAGAAGTGGTAGAAGGCAATATATGACCCAGGAACAGTTGATACAAGGGTCGTTAGCATATTCAAAAGAATTAGATAAGATTTCAAGACTAACTGGTACAAACAGAAAAGAACTTGAAAAACAAGCTCAAGCGGCACAGACAGACATTAGAAGACAAATGGCGATCGCAGAAAGTGGCGATAATTTAAGAGATAGATTCTTGCAGGTTGCGGCTATGTCACCAAAATTAGAAGCGGCATTTGTTGATATGGCAGACGGTGTTGCAAACGATCCGTTGACACAGCAATTGATGGCAAACAATGAAGTCTTTAGAGAACAGGCCGCTAACCTTAAAAACATGACTGCTGAAGAAACAAATAATCTTATAGCATTGATGAGAGATGATGGTAAGGAATTTGCAAGGACCTTAGGACAAGCTGGTGTTCAAGCCTCAATTGCGGCAGGCGGTCCAACAGGAGAGTTATTGACATTATTTGGAGAAATAGCTAACGTTCAAAAAACAACAATAGGAGCATTAGAAGAAGAAACAAATAAAAGAGATAAGTTAACAGCGGCAATGGCTACTGTAGAAGAAGCGGCAAATACTTTTAAAGGTAACTTAATTGCTGACATCGTTGAAAGTGGTGTGTTTAAAAAAGTAACAGATACTATAGCTGGATTAATTCCTAGTGTCGAAGAAATGGACCAATACTATACACAGGCTAGTAATTATTTCAAAAGTGATATTTTACCAAACCTCCAATTGATGGGTCTAGAAATGATGAAA